GAGGACTTACACCAGACACCGCCGAGTTATAACATCATGGTAGAATGTTCAAGCTATACAATTCTAAAGGGCTTTGAGGGTGGCTTGGGATATAGCTTTGATGAAGATACACGGTTTGCTTGCTTTAACATTGTAACACCAGGTAACAAAGCAATAGATATGGATGTAATTTCAATGGGGCTAACTGCTTATACACCAACGGCAAACTCATCGGGTGTGCCTGCACCGGAGCAGTTAGGGATGACCATGACGGCATATACACCTACCGTTCTCATCCAATGGCTGTATGGAAGCGTGAGCAGTCTTTGGTTTGCCTATGATGCTGATAGTGCCTTAGAGTATGGTGCTTTACAAATGTCAATGTCTGATGATCTTGAGCCATTTACCATAGACATTACGGCCGTTCCATGGGTTGAATATGCGGTTTACGACGCAAGCAATACGTCTGAGGTAAGCAACCCCGCCTTATGGGGTAATGGTTGTTACATAAGGGTTTATCCCAGGGACGCTAATACAGGAGTAGAGAAAAGTGGCAATCTTATAATAAGGGGCGGTAGCTATACGCCCTTTGAGGTTGCATTAACACAACAGGCAGCACCAGCCACAGTAACGGTGAGGGCGGGGGATGACACGGAGCTTACGGTGTCGAGTACAGGAGGAAATGTCATCGGCGGGTTGAACATAGAGTTTACGCCACATTATGTACCTGGAGGCGATCCCACTTATGATGTATGCTGGCTGATAAAGGTAAACGACGTTGAGGCTTATAGCTCTTACCAGACAGGGTTGGCTTGTACTCAGGATATACATGAGAATATGCAGAGCATAGACTATGGCACTGCTACATGGAATGATGGAGATATGATAGATGTTTATTTGTATTACGAGGAAGCACCTCTTTTAAGTTAAGAAAGATATGGCAAGTTTAGTAGTTAGACAGGAGAAGAAGATAATAACAGATGCGTGGGCTGCACAGACATGGAAAGTGGCGTTGCTGTCAAGTAGTTTCACATACAATTATAATACGCACGTATCCTATGCCACGCTGACGAATGAGATAGTAGGCACGGGATATACTGCGGGAGGGGCTACCTTGGCGGGCAAGGCTTCAAGTTATGTTGATGCGACTACTGTCATGCTGGATGCTACGGATACGGCTTGGGGGCCGGGAGCCACGTTGAGTAATGTAAAGTATGCAGCATGTTATGATACTTCATCGGGTGCTTTGAGAGCCCTGTATGAGTTATCATCAGCTCAGTCATGTACTAATGCTACGTTTACATTGCAATGGAATAGTGCAGGCCTGATAAGGATAGCGTGATGGATAAAGACAACCAATTCAGATCGTGTAGTTTTTATATGCAGGCAGATGATGTCTGTCACATAAGGGTTAAAGACCTTGTGGGTGCGGGCTTTACCGTGGAGCTAAATGATGCTGACGGGACTGCGGAGGATGAGACTGAGGTGACGCCGTATGGATCGGGAACACCCATTAGATACGGCGCACTCTATAACTGGTATGCTGTAGATGATGCTAGAAATATTTGTGCTGACGGATGGCATGTACCAACATCCAGTGAATTTAATAATTTATTGACTTATATCGGTGTATCAGCAAAAGAAACGCTACGAGAATCTGGAACAGTTTATTGGTCTAATCCCAATACAGGTACTAATACATTAGGATTCAATATGAGAGGATCAGGTGGAAGATATGATAAAAATGAAACCGATTCTCCTTTTTTTGGATTGCGGGAATTTTGTTATTTTTTCTGTACAAACCTTGATGGGAACAGCAATCCATATACCTTACAATATTATAAAGAGGATGATATTTTGAATGTAATTGCGATTGATTATTCTGGATCTGATGGGGATGATACAAAAAATTGCGGGGCATCAATTAGACCTGTTAAAGATTCTACAACACTCACTCACGGCCAGACCGGAACTTACACCGGCAACGACGGGAAAGTTTACAGGACAATCTGTATCGGAACTCAGGAAATACTTGCAGACAACCTCGCAGAAACAAAATACCGGGACGGTTCGGATATTCCGCTTGTGACAGATAATTCGGCCTGGGCTGCATTAACGACCGGGGCAATGTGTTACTACGACAATGATATAAATAACGTGTAATGGCAATATTCACAATATCACCGGTTAACTCGATTCAGTTTGTAAGGCGCAATACAAACGCTGAGAACTTTCTGAATACGCTTTATCACGAGCTTTCTGACCCTCTTGCCAAAACACCGTATTTTCAGAAGGTTGTAAACGGAGAGACTATCACAATACAGATCAAAACGGATTATGATAGTATTACAGCAACGCTTTATAATATCAATACAGGGGCCGTAACATCCCTGACAGAAACAGAAGAATCAACTTATACAGATTTTTCATTCTGGGAGATACCTGTCACGATCTCGACAAATGGACAATATAAAATCTTTATTACAGCAACACTTTCAGGAGGCAATGCAGTCAGTTATGAATCACAACTGATCGAAGTTGCTTCATCCTGGGAAGGCGTTAAGATCGAATACTACAACGACAACAATACTATCTACGTCGATTACTCAACCGGAATTCAGCACCTTGTTAATGTATTTGGAGTTGTTAAATTTTCGGACATAGGGGGTAAGGATGAACTTTATAACAACAGGGGGACGGAAGAAAGGATATACAGCGAGAATGAAGCTATCGAATCCCTGACAATAGAAAATATACCCTTCTATCTGGCAAGACAAATCATATTCGGTTCGAGGCTGGATCATTTTGTTGTTAATGACGTCGAATATATTGTAAAGGAACATACTATTTCGGAGCATAACGGAAACCATACAGTTGATTTGATTCTGAAAATGACAGAGAAATATGTCGAAGGTATTAACGCTGATTATGGTTATACAGGATTATCAGGGACAGCTACGGCCGACAGTACGGTTATTACGGTAGATGATACGGTGCATGATGGGTCAGAAGCATGAAAAAGGTATCGGGCATATATAAAATTCAATCTATAATAAAACCTGAAAAGTTTTACATAGGGAGCGCTGTAGACATACAACAAAGATGGAGACAACATAGATCAGATTTAAACTTAAATATTCATAAAAATAAAAAACTTCAAAATCACTTCAATAAATATGGTGAATCTGATTTGTTGTTTATAATGCTTCTCGGATGTAATAAAGAAGAATTGATTAAGCATGAACAATATTTTATTGATGCTTTGAATCCATGGTTTAATATCTGCCAGATAGCGGGCAGTTCTTTAGGCATAAAAAGATCAGAAGAATACTTAAAAAAAGTTTCTGCTTCTCGCAAAGGAAGAAAGGGATGGAATAAAGGCATTCCAATGACTGAAGAAACAAAGAAAAAATTATCAAAATCAAAAATAGGTAGTAAAGGATTTTGGACTGGCAAAAAATTATCAGAAGAACATAGGGTTAAACTAAGTCAATCTCACAAAGGACACAAACCATGGAATAAAGGAATCCCCGCTTCAGAAGAAATGGTGCAAAGGCTGAGAACTATTAATATCGGAAGGAAAATCAGTGAAGCCCATAAGAATAAAATCAGGGAAGCAAATCTAAAAAGGATATACAAACCATTATCTGAAGAAGCTAAAAGAAAAGTATCTGAATCAAAAAAGGGACAAAAGCCATGGAATACAGGTAAAAAATTAAGTAAAGAGCATATAGCAAAATTAATAATAAGCCATAAAGGCCAAAAGGCATGGAATAAGGGAATACATGTATTACCGGCTGAGGCAGAAAGATTGAGAACAATAAATATAGGGAGAATACCATGGAATAAAGGATTAAAAAAATCCAAAATTGCATGAAACTTAAAGAGTTACAAAATAAGATCATGTCAATTGACATGCAGACATTGAAAGAACAGGCTGTTAAAGATCATGCTGATGAGATTGTAAAGCTCAATCAGGCTCAGCTTCATTTAGGCCGGACAAAGGACGGGAAGTATATTTCTCCTTCTTACTCTAAGGCATATCTGAAGCGGAAAAGAAAAATGTCATCTTATGTAGCTCCTGACGGAATTCCTGATCTTTTCCTGCACGGGGATTTTTACAGGGAAATGGAAACGATCATTGAGGATAATCAATATGATGTGATAAGCTGGGATGAAAAATCGAAATGGTTGTTACCGAGGTATGATGACATTTTCGGGCTGACTAAGGAGAATATTGAAAAGATTAAACCTCAGATTACTAACAGATTAATTGAACTGATTAAAAATAAACTTAATTAAGATGAAAACAGGTGTTTTGATGATTACTCATAAGGAGTTGATTGATGTATCAGAAGCTGATTACACCAACAATAACGGTTTCTTTTTTCACACAACAGGAGGTGGGGCTGTTAAGTATTGCCTTTTAAACGATGCCGATGCTGATGCCGTGACAATAACATTCTCAGCTCAG